GAACCCCAAGGGCGCCCACACATCCGGTTGCCGCATGTGCGAACTGGACGGCGTCTTCTACGTCGAGGACGTGGTGCGGGGTCAGTGGTCGGCCGGTCAGCGGGAGAAGGTGATCCGGCAGACGGCCGAAGCGGATACGCGGCGGATCAAGGTGTGGGCCGAGCAGGAGCCGGGGTCGGGCGGCAAGGAGAGCGCGGAGAACACGATCAAGAATCTGCACGGTTTCGTCATTCACGTGGATAAGGTGACCGGCGACAAGTTCGTGCGGGCTGAGCCGTTCAGCGCTCAGGCCGAGGCGGGCAACGTCAAGTTGGTCAAGGGCGATTGGAACGAGCCGTTCCTACGTGAACTGCACAACGCCGATCCGCACGCCAATCGCCAGCAGTTGGACCAGATGGACTCGGCGGCCGGCGCCTTCAACAAGCTGAGCCGAGCGGGCTTCGGATTGGAGATCGCATGATGCATTCTCCCAGGAGGACGACATGAGCAAGTCCGACACCTTTGAAAACGACCTGCTGTTGTTGTTGTTCAACAACACGGACATCGCTAACATCGGGGACGCCGGCGGTATCCGCGGCTCAGTGACGCCGGGGAGCCTGTACGTCTCCCTCCATACGGCGGACCCCGGTGAGGTGGGCACGGCCATCACGAACGAGACGGCCTACACCAACTACGCCCGGCAGGCCGTGGCGCGCTCGGGCGCGGGCTTCGTGGTGAGCGGCAATTCGGTGAGTCCGGCCGCGAACGTGGACTTCCCAGAGTGTGGCGCCACGCCTGGAGGTCCCATCACCCATCACGGTATCGTGAACACGGCGAGCGGCGCGGGGAAATTGCTCTACAAGGGCACGATGACGCCGAACATCACGATGGCCGAGGGCGTGATTCCTCGGTACAAGAGCACGAGCACCGTCACCGAGGATTGATGCGTCTCCATCGCAAGGTCTGGCTGGTCTGGGGCCCGTGGTGGGCGGTGCAGTTCTACGCGGGCACCTATCTCTCGATGGGTGTTCACGTGGACTTGCGCCGCCCCTATCTTGACCTGCACATCTTGTGGTTCATCATCTCGCTTGGTCGCCTGCCGGTGGTGACCGACGAGCTGGACCGTCACCGGCACACCTGCCGGGGCTTCCTCTTCCAGGATAGCCCACTACTATGAGCCTCGTCACCCGCTCCCCGGCGACCGAAATCCCGATCGCGGACTTCACGCCCGGCGACCTGAAGGTGCGGCTGGAATAATGCTCTGTCTGGTTGATCTTGTCGGCACGGGGAGCGAGCGCGATCCCTGGCGAGCCCCGGATGGTTGGGACGGCAGCGGCCTTCTCGATCTGCGCGGCGATAGCCGTGTCGCGGGGCAAGCACTCGCCTGGATGCCCTCCGCCATGGACCGCGCAGGCGTGCGGGTGCTCGGCGCGTCCCTCAATGAACGCCCTTCCCAGGCGGCCCGGCGCCATTTTGAGGCGGCGCCGGACCTGGGCCAAGCGATAGCGGCCCGGGTTCGGCGCCGCGTTGTCTGTGAACGGCACGGGGTGCATCGGGTGTTTGTCGGGGGGCGCCTGGCCGCTACCTGGCCTGGCGTGGCCCGGCGCGGGTCGGTGCAACGAACGGAGACGTGGCCGACGCTCGGGACGGATATTACCGTGGGGCAAGATCTCGGCTGGGCGCACTTGTTTGGCGTCCCTCATGTGGTGGCGGGCGTGCCTCAGCGTCTCCAATCGAATGCGGGCGCGGGCGCGGAGTTCGTGGGTCGGAGCACGGGGCCGAGCGGAACCATGGACACGGATGACACATCTGTCCAAGCGACCGCGGATGTGATCGCGCCCACGGGGGACGACTACGCGATCCTCGGGTGTCGGAAGGACGATAGTGCTACGGACACCTATTACATGGTCTTGTGGCGCCGGGGGTCAAGCGGCGCGCGGCGGCTCGTAAAGAAGGTGGCGGGGTTTACGACGGACCTGGCGACCGGGGACCTGGATGTGGCGGGGCCGTTGGTGCTAAAGGTCCAGGCGGACGGCTCGACCATTCGGGCCTGGGTGGGTGCCTGGGATTCAGGGCCGGTCACGGATACGGAGATTCCCACCGGGCGGTGTGCCATCGTGCGGCCCCGTCCATTCGGCGCCGCGCAGGAAGTCGAAATCTACGGGGACGTGGTGCTCCAAGACTTGGGCTTCGGGGCGTCGATCATCGAAGCGGACGGATCGAGTGCCGGGATCGCCAGCGTAAACGGTGTGGCGGCGGCCATCACGCTGAGCGATGGACAGGCACCCGGAGTGGCCGTGGCCGCCGGAGTAGCGGCGGCATTGTGGTTGAGTAGCGGTGAGAGCGATGGAATAGCCGCTGTCGGTGGCGTAGGCTCGGCCATCGGCGTGGCGTCAGGGGCCGTCGCAGGGTCGGCGCAAGCTAACGGCGGAGGTATAGCGCTTGCGCTCGCTGAGGGCGTAGCGGCCGGAGTCGCTACGGTGAGCGGAGATGGGGAGGACGCGGGAGCCGGGACGATAGTGGAGGCGGAAGGTGCGGCGTCGGGTGCGGCTGGAGTGACAGGCATCGCCGGCTCCATCGCGGCCGGCGTCGGCATGGCCGCCGGTCAGGCTGTGGTGTTGGGACAGGGACGGGACATTCAGAAGCGGCGCCGGGGCGGCACCTTCGGACCGTCATTTCGCCGCGTCTTTCCTCGCAGGAGACTATGATGACACTGACTCACTTCTTCACACCCATCGACGTGCTGACACCTTCGGGTGGTCCATACGACACGTCCACGTGGTGGAGGAAAGCGTACGTGTGGATGTCCGAGGCGCCGCTTCCGGCGCACATTATCGGTGGCTGGTTGGCCGTGTTGGTGGAGTGGCTGCGCGGGTCGCACGGATTCGAAGTGTGGATAGGCGCGGCGATCCTCTGTTTCGTTTGGCAGCTGGCCAAATGGAACGATGAGGTGTATGGGAAAGAGGCGCCGCGACAGGTGTTCTGGCGTGAAGTGATCGGCATCGTCGGGGCGGCGATGCCCATCCTGTACTTCGGCCTATGATCACGTTGCCGTGGCTCGACGAACCTGAACCCGACGTACCGAGGAGGAAACCATGCTTCCGACGATTGGACGCATCGTGCACTACTGGCCGAGCAGGGACTCGACGACGCCCACGGCAGCCATCGTTACGGCCGTGCACAGCGCGACGGTCGTCAGCCTCACCACCTTTCCGTTCGGCGTCGATCCGGTCGCGGTGAACTCCGTGCCGCAGGCGGACGATGAGCATCGAGAGCGGCGCTGGGACTGGCCGGCGCGGGAGTGACCAACACGGTGATGGGCAACGTGCAGCTGACCGACTTCAAGGGCGCGACGGTCACGGTGACGATTTCGCCGGTGCTGCGCGTGCGCATCTGGATCGCGCTGGTGTTCATTTGGTGCGCCGTATTGTTGCTGGGCGCTGACGAGTTGCGGGTCTCCACGAAGGACCAGGAGGCAACCGGTGGGACGAATTAGAGACTGGATCAGGACCCGCGCGACGAGCTTTTTCGGCCTCGATTCCGAAGGGTGGAGCATCGTGTGGGGCCAGCAGCCCACCACCTATCAGCAGACCGGTCTCAACGTTCGGGTTCTCGGCTGGGAGCGCAACGCCGTGGTGCAGGCGTGCGCCCGGCTCATCGCGGAGGAGACGGCGTCGGTGCAGCTGGAGGCGTTCAGGGAGTTGAAGGACGGCAAGATCGAACTGCTGCCGGGGCATGAACTGGAGACGTTGATGTACGAGCCCCGCGCCGGCATGTGCGGGCGCCGGCTCCAGGTGTTGACCGATACGCACTTTCTCATCTACGGGAACGCGTTCTGGATTCTGGAGCGCACGGGCAGAGCGGGGACGGGGAGAGTCGCGGCCATCCGGTTGGTCCACCCCGAGGACATCGTCTACTGCTGGCTCGACCGAAAGACGCTGGAAATCGAGACCTACGAGTGGCGCGACCGGGCAGGTACACTTCACAAGACGTCGTGGGAGGATGTGGTGCACTTCCGCGACGTGGCGGCGGGGGACTGGCTGTTCGGCTATCCGCGTGCAGCTGCCGCGCTACTCGAGATTTCCAGCGACAACGAGGCGTCGCAGTACGTCCGGCAGGTGGTCACCAACAACGGCGTGCCGGGTGTGCTGATGAAGGTGCCGGCCGAGACGACCAACAAGGAGATGCGGCGAGCGAAGCAGCGCTATACCGAGGAGTTCACCAAGCGGGGCGGACGGGGCGGCTTGATGGTCATTCGGGGAGCGGACGAGCTGACGCAGATTGGGTTCAACTTGCAGCAACTGGAGTTCCCCGATCTGCGGGCCGTGACGCGGGAAGGCATTTGCGCTGCGTTCGGGGTGGACCCGCGCATGGTCGGCATCGGCTCGGCGCGGGGAGCGGAGGGTGGACTCTCGGGTCAGCAGTACGTTGAGGCTCGCAAGCGGCTGCTATCTACGGCGGTGCGTCCGCTGATGGACGCGCTGGAGGCGGAGTGGAACTACTCGCTCACGCCAGAGTACGGAGACGCGCAGTTACGATTCTCGCCTGACGACCTACGTAAGCTGACGCAGGATGACACCGAGCTGTCCACGCGGACGCTGGCCGAGTTCCGCGCCAACCTGATCGGGCGGAAAGAGGCGCGGATCACGCTGGGCCGGCCGGCGGAGATCGAGGGAGACGACGAGTTCTACAGCGACGTGGCGTTCGGCGGCTTCAATCCGTTCGGCGCTTTGGGCGGCGACAACGGCAACGGGGACAAGCCGAAGCAACTGCCACCGGGCAGGGACGAAGACGACGATGAGGAAATCGGAGCAGCTCGGAGTCGCGTCTTCACTCGCGCCGTCACGTTGAGTCGGGCGCAGCGGGCCGCGCTGTGGCGCGAATTCGATACGCGGGCCACGAAGGAGGAGCGAGACTACCGGCAGACGGCGATGGTGCTGTTCCATGAGGAACGCGCACGCGTACGCGAGCTTTTCCTCGAGAACGCACCGCAGCGCAGTCTGGTCGTTGTGGGTCGTGCTAAGGGCGAGGACCCGTTCATCCGCGCCGCGCTGGAGCGGGCGTTGCGGGAGTACGCACCGGGCGGCGACTTTCACCGTCACTGGCTGGAGCAGTACCAGCGTCTCCTACAGCGCACCATGTTCGCCGCCGCTGAGGAGATAGCGGCGGCCGGCGGCCTCGACTTCTCGTTGGTGCAGCCTCGAGTGTTGGAGGCGGTGATCGCCAGGGCGGGTCGGCTGTCGGAGCTGGTGACGCGGGAAACGGCGAGTCAGGTCACGCTGGTGGTGGAGCAGGGCGTCGAGCAGGGGCTCGGCATGAAGCAAATCGCGGACCTGATCGACGACGCCGTCTTTGACAGTCAGGCGCCGATGCGGTCCACGCGGATAGCGAGGACCGAGACAATTGGCTCGCTCAATCAGGGTGAGTTCGTGTCGGCGGACGCGGCCGGCATCTTCCGTGAAAAGGAGTGGCTGTCGCAGGGCGACGACCGGGTGCGGTTCGAACACGAGGACCTGGACGGCGTCCGCATGCCGATGGACGCGGAGTTCGCGCCCGGCCTCCTGCACCCTGGTGATCAGCGGGCGGAGGCGAGCCAGATTATTCAATGCCGGTGCACGTTACTGTATCACACGTGAGGAGCGGAGACATGGACATCAACGAACTGAAGCAGCGAGCGCTGGCGCTTCTCGCCCGTCTGTCGAAGGACGAGCAGAAGAAGATGTTGGACGAGATGACCGACGAGATGAAGGCTCGTCCCTTCGCAGAGTACAGCGACTTCGCGGATTGCGTGTCGAAGAGTAGCGACAAGGACAATCCCGAGGCGTACTGCGGCGCCATCAAACGTGAGGCAGAAGGAGAGAGCGCCGACACCAAGCGCAGCGCGAAGGCTAAGCGGGCGTTTCCGTTCGGGTTGGCGCAATTCGATGTCAAGCTCCAGGTGCGGGCCGACACCGATTTGCCTAAGGGCGTTTGCGGCCGGATCACCGGCGTGTTGCTGCCTTACGGCCGCACCGACACCTACGGCACCCGGTTCATGAAGGGCTGCATCGACCGTTCGCGGGCCGAGAAGGTGCCGGCCGGCCGCGTGCCGCTGTTCATCAACATGACGTTCGACGGCTCAGGCATGCACATGTACAACGCCCGAACGCACATCGGCGTGATCCGCTCGCTGGAGGACGTGGGCGACGACGCCATGATGACGGCCGACGTCTTCGACACCGTGGACGGCCGGGCCGCCAAGGACTACGTCACCGCCGTCCTAGGCGCCGGGGCCAGTACGGGTCTAAGCGTCGGGTTCCGGGAACGTCGGCCTCCGGAGTTGAAAAAGGAAGAAGTGGAGGGCATGAAACAGTACGTGGCCGAGTATCACGAGATCGAGTTGATGGAGGGTACGGTGACCCCGCTTCCCGCCGTGCCCGGCGCGGACGTGTTGGCTGTGCGTTCGCAGACCGACCTGAAGGAGTTCACACGCGGACTGCTGGAGCGCCTACCGGCCTCCGAGCGGTCCGCGTTATTCGAGGAGTTCGTCCAGCAGCGCACGGACGCCGACGCCAAGCCGGTCGGGGGCGCTCCCCCCGTAGCCGCTGAGCCGAAGGCTGGTGACGCGAAGGACGTCGCGACCGAGGCGACGATGGAGGATCGCCTGACCGCGTTCCGTTCAACGTTCACCGTGGAGAAGCCATCATGAAGCAGTTCAACTGGAGGACCGCCGCGCTGGTGGCCCTCGTGCTCGTCGCCGCGTTGGCGAGCGTGCACCTGGGAGTCTATGACGCGGAGGTGATGACGACCACCCTGATGCTCAGTCCGTTCCTGCTGGGGGAGGTGGTCGTCAAGGACCGGGGAGCCTACGATCAGGC